GTCTTCTTCTTCAGTCATCAGTTTAAAGACTGGGATGTGATCAAGTTGGTGCACGAATAGGTGAGTATGACCTTACCCCTGTAAGCAATCGAGCTTCCAGATTGAAGGATACTCAGATAGACCATGGGGTAGAACCCGCTTGGCGGAAATAGCTGTTGTGATCCTCCCATAGGTAAGGGTAGATCGAATGATATAGCTTTGCCCCTAGTGGCAGGGACGAAATCAAAGATTTGCCTCGTCGACGTAGTGCTTTGGAACATATCCTCCAACGTCTTGAAGTTGGTGGTGTTCGTAGTAAGGCAAATTCCCAATTCTCCATCGTCGCTTTTTGGCGTAAGTTCCACCTTGATCGACTCTATCCAGACATTGCCTTTGCCAGTTACCAAAAGGCTTCCATCTCCAGTTTTGAACAGGTCTGCCAGGACGCCAAATGCCCCAGCCCTCTTGGAATCTCCAACTGCCTTGGAAAATGCAGCTGTATGTTTCAGGCCAGTATATTTATGAACTATACCAGCAGTATTCTGGGTTGTTGGAGCCAACACCTGTGATACGACACCTAGTGCGAAATTGGTTTGCGCTGCCCCAGCGGCAGGTGCAGTTGGACTAGTTGTTGTTGCTCCGTCTGCCATGGTGAGAGTGAATAAGTAGTACAGACTTATGACGGTTTACGTCTCTCACTCATCATCGTTATAATGAATGACAGGAGCGACATACGAAGGTTCGTTCATATCCAGTAGATCTTTGGCCACACTTGACAGCATGCTTAACAAGCCTGAGAATTCTGGAGGCTTCTCCATATCCAATGGCTTAGCTTTTGCCCAGTTTAAACGTACATTAGCGCCCAACTTGCGACGGGCATTGAACACCACGTTTGACAGTATGTTGTGTGCCTCCAATTCTCCGGGGCCAGTCAAGCAGTCGAATATCCTATCTTGCAAGTTATATATGGTCAACCAGTCTATGAAGATACCATTGATGACATCATCAATCTTACCTCTTTCTGTAGCTGCCAACAACTTTCTGAGCATGAGATCTGGGTTTTTGAAAACCTTTCCTTTGCATTCAATGAAAGAGCAGAATGAGCCTCTTTCAGAATAGAAGCCGACTTTTTCGACAGCCCGATCAACTGATTGCCAAATTTTGTAAGTAGGTTTGACAGCCAAGTCCCGATAAACGAGACTATCATCGCCGGACCATTTAGACGGTTC